AGTCTTCTCTGGCACGTAGTTGATCTCAGTTTTTGGAGCAATGCCCTCTGCCAGACCAAGAGCGTCCTTGTGGAATGCAAAGCAAGTACGGTCGTTCGAGCCATCCTTAATCAAGCCACCCTCAGTGCGGTCGCCAAGAACGTGGAAGGTAAAGCCGAGGAACGTGTTGATTTCACCCTGAACCAGCGCCTTGACAGTGTTGAAGTCAGACGAGGTAACAGCAGTCTCAGACAGCAGCGAAGCCAGCGAGTTTGCGTGGATGATGATGTGACGGTTGTCCATCGGAACGTTGTTAGCGTTCAGAGTCTGGGCAGCAGTACGCAGCTTGGCAACGTTCATGTTGGTGTCAGAGCCACCGATGTCATTACCAACCGAGCTTGCGCTAGAAGCAGTCAGTGCGTCCAGAATCAGTTGATCTTGACGGCGACCGATAGCGTTCGACACAACCTTAACCAGCTCACGGCGCTCGTCGAAGTTGACCTTAGCTTGCATGAAGATGTCCGAATACTCAGCAGCGATGTAGTCGCTCAGAGTTGCAGTCACCTGCGAGTAAGTTACGTTCAGCGGAGTGATGTCAGTCTGAGGAATACGGACCTGAGCAACACCTTTGCCGATCTTAGGAAATTTGTAAGTTGAACCTTCAACACCTGCGCGGATACGGACAGCCGGACGGAGAACCGCCGAAGCCTGATAGGCTTGCTTAACTTCCGCATCAAACAGGGTTACAAAGGCTGTAGACAGATTTTGAGCCATTTTGTTTACCTTTTGACAAAGTTATAAAGAGGTTTCTCGCTTCGGTGAGCCGCAGTGCGGGCCGGTTGCTTGCAGTAGGATGCCAGCCAGTTGGGTACAACCATCTGAGGGTCGATAATCTGATATGCCTCGGATACACATTGTAATCAGGTTTGCCTATTGCGCAAGTGGTTTTGATAGTTTTTTGCAAAAAAAACCCCCGAACCAGTCGGGGGCTAACTCCATGAAGGAGTGGAGACTCTTAGCCGTATCTTTTTTGAAACAGCCTTTCAACCTTTTGACGATAAGCCGGGTCGGTTTCATACTTAGGATCACCAACCATTGCCTGCAATTCCATATCAGACATCTGACCTTCGATTGGCTGGGACTCAGTAGGGATGCGGCCTTCGTAAGCTTCACGGATTTTGGACAGAGCTTTGATACCACGGGCTGTCCCACCCATGATCTTGAACTCCTCAAAGTCTTCTGACGACCATACGCCCTTGTTGACCAGCCCTCTAGCCCAGTTGACCATGCCATTGATGACGGCATCGGCATTTGGACCCAGCGCCTTGCGTTCAGCTTGGATATCGACATCAGGAACGCCGATAGCATTCTCAGCCATGCCTCTTAGTTTTCCGGCAATATCATCAAATGCTGCTTGGGATACGCCGTTTTCTGCCGCCCAATCCTTAAACATTGGGACAAACTCAAGCTGTTCGGCATTGTCGCCAAAGGCTGAAATGTCGTACTTGCCTTCTGGCGGGGCTTTGTGCGTACCCTTGGAAACCATCTTACGAAGGTCTTTCCAAGACTTAGCCATGCCCTCCATGTCAGGCTCGTTCTTATCCTTATTCCAGAAATTCTCAGGCCACCAGTCGGGACGGTCAACCGCCTCGTCATCGGGGATGGATTCTGCGGCTCGATGTTCTACCGCCGCCTCATTTGTGTCTTCAGGAGCTTTGTCTTCACTGGCCTCTACGTTGTCAAGTAGGCCAGTGCTTTCCTCTGCTGCTGATTCACTAGGCTCGACTGCCGTTTCGTTATCGCTCAAAAGTTCCTCGCTCTATTGATTCGGGCTTCAATCTCTTTAACTAAAGAGCATCGCCCTTCTAAAAAATAACCGTAGGACGGATCAGCCCCCGGTCCCCAGCATGGCTGCTCAATGGTCGTATCTCTCAACCATTTGAGCAACTTCTGCCCTTCTTCTGTGCCAAATACTCGCAAGCACAGCTTATCCGTATCACTTGATTCTCGCGGTGTCAGCGACTCCTGCATCGCTTCCAGATCGTCCCAGCCAGCCATAAGCCTCCTTATTGGGTACTATTTCTCCACTCTCCATCTCTGCCTGCTCTGTCGCGTGTACGCAATACCAGACGGTATCTGTCTGTGTAATGATGACGTGCGACTTGTTTGCTTCTATTTCTATACAGGCAGGTGCTTTGTAAAACTTGTGTTCCCCGTCTATGTCTACAACCACTTCCCCTTTTGCCAAGATAGACAGGTGAGAGTAAGAGTGGACGTGCTGCGGAACCGCCCACCCTTTTGGCAAAAAGTATTCTTTGGCATAAAGCCCTGCTGCAAAATGATGATGGAGTTCAGATTGCACCCGGCGCTCCTTGTGCTTGACCTTCCATTAGCGTCTGCTGTTGACCTGCCATCGCCAAGGCAACCTGCTGCTGCATCAGCATCTGCTGCTGCTGTTCCATCAAGAACCCGCGCTCTGCTGCGGTATTTCTAATGGCTGATGGGATACCCAGCTTGTCACCAATGTAGTCGATCAGCTCGCCGGTCTTAACAGCCAACTGACCTTCGCCGCCCATCGTTGAAGTGATTTGCATAAACTGCATAATGTTGTTGATCTCCTCCATGTTCTGCGCCATTGCCAGCGGAGCCACGGGGCTTACCTTGATCTCTAGGCCATTGACCTTCAGCGGCATATCAATCAGGCCACGCTCGTCCATAACTTGCAGGACACGCGCCACCATCGGGATCATCGTCTCGTTAATCAGACGGCCAAAAGCAGAGCCAAGGTTTTGCGCCAACTCCTTCATTCGCTCAACCACCTCGGTAGCAGAACGTGCCGACATATTGTCTGGCGGCAGGGACTCATCTAAGAGAGTGCGCTTAATGTTTGCACGAAGGTCGTTGATGACGATCTGGCTGACGTTAAAGTCACCAGCACGAGGCAAAGCACGGAGCGACTCACCCTGTGGACCGCCGTTACGAGCCACAGGAATGACTGCACCCGGCACAATCTTGACGGTCTGAGGATTTAGTACACCATCATCAGCGGCTGTGTACACACCAGCAACGGCCAGCGATGCGTTCTTCAGCAGCAACTCAAGGGTTTTGTTTAGCGTTTTGATGTCGGGCATTGCGGTTAGCAGTGGACCACGGCCATAAATCTCACCGGCAATCTTGGAGTATCGGCTGATAACCCAAGGAGAGGATGTCATGCGACGGTAAACAATCTCCTCTTTGCTCTTAGCGTCGATAACGTGGTAGCACCAGTCCCCGCGCTCTGGGTCAAAGATGGTCGCTTCTAGCAAATCAATTTCATCGGTCGGCTTGCTGTCGATCATCTGTTGCAAGTGGTCAGAGAATACAGCGTCCTTCCACTGCTGGCTGATAGCCTCTGCTTTCATCCTCATCCGGCGGTAAACCTTATCGACCATACCGTTTGCCCCTTCCTCATAAGAGACGAGGAACATTGGGATTGGGGTAAAGTTGATAGGAGCTACATCGTCGCCCGGCTGAATCATCATGCAAGCCGTACCAACAGCCATGTCCAACAGGAACTCACCGATAGCAATGTCAAAGTTCGACTGCTTAATGACCGTAAACATCTTCTCCATGTACACATCCATGATGGCCTGTGCTTGGTCTTTCTGTCGTGGGTCAATATCTGAGCCGGGTTCCAGCCTGCACCACTTACGCTGTGGCGGGAAGATGCCGGACTGCAAGCGGTTAGCGAATCGCTGAGTGCTATTGATGGCCGTCGAGTCAAAGACACGAGCCATCTTCTTCGCACCCTTGGAATTGCCGTCGTAATATCCGTATAGCTGACGCTGGGGCAGGGCAAATTCATAGGCATCGGTGTACAAAGACTCAAACAAGTCCTTGTCACGTTGTGCTTTCTCGGAACGACGCAGGATTTCGTCCACCGACATCTTCTTGCCTTGGTAGACCTTACGGCGCGTACCCTTCATGTAAGACATCTCAGCCATTTTCTTTCTCCAGCTTGTATTTATCCAGCATATTCCTGCCCTTTGCAGCCAGCCGTCTTGCTGATGCTGCGGTTCTTGGCACAGGTTCACCCCATGCGTTTGCAGCTAATGCCAACCGTGTCGGATCACCATCCTTATCAACCAACGGGCCACTCGGATTGGTGTAGAACCGAGTCAGGAAAGACCCTTTGCGCCGCGCTTTCTCGCCGGTCGGAGACGATTCCTTGACCCCCGGCTGGAGATTCTTGCTCTCGCCGGATGCTTCAAACTTGCGTCTTCCAGCTTCGGTCAACCCGCCTTCTGGGTCTTTGTATTTACTCACCGCTTGCCTCTGGATGCAGCCATATTGTCGATTAAATTCGGGTACGGACGACCAGCTTTCTGTGCGCTACGCATAGCATTGCGCTTTTGTCCTTCGCTTAACTTTTTAGATTCACCCAAATCTTTAGGTCTAGGCTTATCCCATACTTCTTTCTTCGGCTTGTCCATTATTCGTACCACTCCAAGGCTAGGTGTGCTGCGTGTGCTGTGCCGTTGACGTTCGTCAGCCTAAACAAATACGTTGTCAGTGGTTTTAAGACGTACTCTAATGAGCCTGCATCTCCACCGCCTGCTTTTTTACCTGAACCACCGGGGATAATTTGTGCATCCAACTCTGTGCCAACTGACGTAACTGTAGGGTTAATAACCATTGCGACTTGGCTTTGGTTACTAATTGCATAATTCCTATTCCGGTTAATTGGCGTAAACGCTGTGCCGCCACTCGCACTTGCGCCCTCATAGATGTAGAGTTCAGCGTCACCCAAACACAGAGCCTCAACGGTTAAATGTGGATAAACCCCAGCAGGCGCTGCCATAGCGATATCGATGTTGGCATTGTCTGCAAGAGGAGCTGACTCTGGGTACATCTTGTAGGCAAAAAACGCTCTACCATCATGGTTACGCTGATGGTTTACATCAACCATAATCGACGGCGCATCAGCACCGGCAACAACATAGTTGCCTGCGTCATTCTTCTGAACCTGCGTGACAAACCGGGACTTGGTTGTCAGCGATTCAAGCGTGACTTCGGTGACGGCCATCAATCATCCTCGTCTTCGTATTCTTCTTCAGGCATACCCATCTTGCCGGGTTTCTTCTTACCGTGCATCTTTGCCATCATCTTCATTGCTTTGCGCTTTAATGCCAAGTCTTTAGCAGACGGCATCTTTTCTTCTTCCTCGTATTCCTTCTGCTCAATCGTGATGGTAAGTGGCATGATTAACCTTTCTGCTTAGTAGTTTTACGAGCTTCCGAAAGCGCAATCGCTTGAGCCTGTTTAGGGTCCTTAACCACCGGGCCACCTTTTCCAGAATGTAATGAGCCAGACTTGTATTCACGCATCACCTTCTTAACCTTTTTATTAAACTTATCCATTAAAGTGTTGCTCCTTTGGACAGCATTGGCCTTGATTGCGCTCTGCGCGATGTGGCGGCAACTCGCCCTGCCTTACGTTCGCCAATTTCTCGCTCAAAACCTTCGCCTAAAGTTTTTTGTTTTGCTTTAACCTGCTCTAACTCAGCATCAAATTGGGTAGCATCTGGTGCTTCAGGTGGGGCTTCTTCAAACTTTGGAACAGCTTTCTTTTTTAAAGCAAACTCACCACCTTCACGTTCTTCAACGTATCCAGTGGGGAGATTTTTAAATCCATAAAACTTGTCATCAATTACATATCCCCACTCATAGGGGTCGGCAGAACTAGCCTTCTTTTGAAAACTACCGCGATACATTCCTTGAATCTTTTGCTCTTCGAAAGGATTGGTTTTGTATTCGCTTAATGACTTCTGATAGTCTTCCAATCTTTTCTGGAAGTCTTGCGATTGTTTTTCAAAGCCAGAGGTTGCTTCTGTTTTTTTATTAAATACCGCCTGATACTCTGGCTCTAAGCTTGCCAAGCTAGACTGGTAATCTTTAGCAAGACGTTCGATGTCTCGCTGCCGGGCAGTAGGTTTTTTCTTAGCCATAAGATATCCCTGCTCCTAAAACACCCAGCTCTGGGTTCAGTCGTTCTTCGGATAGTAGTGCGCGTTTACCGCCACGAATCCTTGCTTTCATCTTTGAGGATTCTTCTGCGCCCAATTGACGACGTTCGGCTTCAAGCTCGCTTGCAATACGCGATGCTTCCTTTTCCAGTGCGGATTTTTGCTCTGCGTACTTAGCCGTTTCCATTTTCAGGCGCTCAGTCGCAATCGCTGTCTGCGCCTGTTGTTGTTCTATTTGTGCTGTGGTTGCCCGTTCTGCTGCCGCCGCCTCGCGCTCGGCCACAACCCGCGCTTCTTTTGCGCTTTTTCTTGCTTGGCTTGCTTGATAAGTAGAGCCTGCCAAGATAGCGCCAGCCACCCAAAGTGCCATATATCCTCCCAACGAAATATTTGGAAGAAATTGTATTCCTTTTGCCGTAAACAGCAATACAATGATATCACGCAGATATCATTATTTAAGCAAATACATCAAAGTCTGTGGAGGCGTTGGCTTGTTGGATGAATTGGCCGCCTAAACCCAGTGGGGATTTGGTCATTCTGCGGTGTTCACCCCCACCCAGCAGCAGGTAGCCGAAGGCATCGCCAACGTGGGAGTGTTCGTTTTTGTTGGGTGCGTCTCGAAACCGTTCTTGCCCGGAGCCGACTGAGACTCGCTTGAAGTGGTAGCCACCGGACAGGGATTTCCGCAGAAGCTTGCAGGATTTGTCCACTAGCAGCCCCGGTTTTCCTTGAATTAGGCGCTGCATGGGCATGGCTGCTGATTCCCGGCGTACCTTAAAGTCGTTACTTGGGGTGGGTTGCGCTCTTAGACCCAGTGTTCTTAGGTGGTCAAAGGCTGTGACCTCGTAGATTGCGTCACGCTGCATACCGGCGGGGTCGCCCCAGACCATAATCTGTGCTTTGGGGAACCGGGCATTCAATTCTGTCAGCAGTTGCTGGCCGAAACGCTCCAGACCCATGTCGAAAGTGACGATTTCGTGCAGAACGTGCCATGCTCCGGCTTGGGTTTTCTGACCAATCACTGCTGCTGGTGTCAAACCAAAGTCGAGTCCTACTTGGATGGGTAGACTTGGGTCGTAATCCAAGTCGGCTGACATCATATTGTCGTCGTACTCAGGCCAGACGGGTCTGCCTTCTTGGACGTAGGTGTATTTCCCTTCGGCGTAGCATCTAATCCAGTCGAGGTTCTTACCTAAGAGCATCTGCTGGTAGTATCCTCCGGGCAGGTTGGAGGTATTTTCAGCTTTAGGATTTGGTTTCCACCATCGACCTGCGCTATATATATGATCGTTTGCCTCAGGATTCTCTGGTAGTTCTGCCAAGTCTGCCTCGACGATACCTCCGGGCTGACGGAAGAACTCCCACTTGTACGCCCCACTCATCTTCTCCTTTTCTGCCATCTTGAACCACCAATGGTCATCGTCCATGGGGTTAGTGTCAAGAATAATGCCATGCCAAGTTGCTCCACCGTCACGCTTTGTGGGGTATCGTCCGACCCGGTGGGTCAGTCCATCGATCACGGCCTTGGGTAGTTCCCTTGCTTCATTGACCCATGCTCCGGTCAACTCCAACGAGAGCAGCTTTCTCACATCCTTTGGATCGTCCAGTGCAAGGAAGATGACTTCGCAATCGATGCCAGCAGCACCTTCTCTGGCAGGCAGTCGGATGTGGTGTGTAATCGGTGGTGTGTGGAG